CATGTGTCATGAAGCCCAACGATACCACTGTGTTCAGCTTTCCTATGGCCGAAGAGGGTATTACTCGCAATGACCTGACTGCTATTGAGCACCTAGATATCTGGCTGGACTTTCAACGTAACTACTGTGAGCATAAACCCTCTGTCACGATCTCCGTTCAAGAACACGAGTGGATGGAAGTAGGTACATGGGTGTACAAGAACTTTGACGAGTGTACCGGCGTGAGCTTCCTACCTGCTGATGGGGGTACGTATCGCCAGGCACCTTACGAAGACATCACTGAGGAGCAGTACAATGAAATGCTGAAGGTCATGCCTGAAATTGACTGGAATGATTTTGTTGAGTTCGATGACCAAGTTGTCGGGTCTCAGACCCTTGCATGCTCAAGTGGAGGATGCCAAATCTGAGTGCAAGAACATTCGTCGGCACCTAATAGAACACGGAGAGGGCGAGGGATGCCTCGAATCCTTCTTCCACGACATATTCGCAGAGAATCATCTACACGGAGAATGGTACAATATATATATATAATGTTTATTAAGTTTCATACAGAAGAAGACGTTGCAACCATCCTACACAAAGGGCTGGTTGATGGCATTAGGCAGAACCTTAAGGCAAAACTGTTCCAGATCGTCGAGAAGGAAATTGATGGTGTCATCGACCAAACACTCAATCAACTGAAGGGGCATGTAGAAGCACAAAGGGATTCCCATTCCGACCGCGTTGTATTCAACATTGCAATCAACGGCGTACCGAAGAGCTAACAAATAATAGTGCCAGGAGAGCATATGATTGAAGAACAAAACAATGTGACCGTTCTTAGACTCTTCAAGAGCGACACAGCACGGATGTACATTGATGATTACGATGCAGTGATCACTGCTACCTTCCTGACAGATGACACTGTGTACCTTGATCGCTTCAAGGGATCTGTCAATAGGAAGGTCCTAAGGGAATTCTACCAGTGGTTGAAGGCTAAGAAGGTCCAGCATCTTCTAGCAAGCCGCTCACCAATACACACGCTTATGAGGGCAGAAGAGATCCTTCCGGGTCTCCTCCACATCCCTCTGAACACACCTGAGATCGAACGTAGGTTCGGTACCCAGCCGGATCCTATCAGTAACACCAAGGAGATCTGATGTACTACAAAGAACTTGAGACCAGCAAGGATGTCAAGAAGCAGTTCAATGAGAACCAAGGTAAGGCTGCATCGACACGTCTTGCTAAGGTCGCTGAAAAGAAGCGCCTGAAGAAGCTCCATAAGTAAAGAACAAAAGACAGGTATACTGTTAAAGAGACAGCCCGGATTGTAAACCCGGCGCCCTAGGCTCGCTAGGAGCGTTACCTAGACTGTCCACCATGAATAGCAGTGCGCCGGATTAGCTCAGTTGGAAGAGCGCTTCATTTGTAACGAAGATGTCGTGGGTTCGATTCCTACATCCGGCACCATCAAGTATTATCTGGGTGTATTGTCAGCCCGGTTAGACGACCCTCTTTGGAAGTGGGAGGTCGTAGGTTCAAATCCTACCATCCAGACCATCATCAACGCCTAGAGCAAGAAGGCTCATATAAGGAAACAAGCATGAACATCCCTTTCAACATCCCTTTCTTTAAGACCAAGACTGCACTTGACGCCATCGCACCTCTGAAGAAGATCCTTGATGATCTTGAATCGGTGTTGTCGCATCATGCAACTATCGCGGATAATGAAACCATCGCAATCACTGAAGCCGTGGCTCGTAAGAAGGCTCATGAAAATGAGGCTGATGCTGCTGCACGTTTCGCTGAGAAGCTTACTGCATTGCTGTCGTGATCAAAGAATACCGTGATGGTCTCGAAGATGATCTGATTGATGATGTCTTTGAAATTCTACGTAATGAGACGTGGCTGCAGCAAGTCTTAAAGGAGAGGCAGAATGAGCAAGGGCAGTACCCAACGCCCGACCGACAAGAAACGGTTTGACGAGAACTACGACAAGATCTTCGGGAGGAAGCCAACCAAGGAAGTACCTAATGGTAAGTAAGAATAAACTCTGTTATCTCATCGCAGATAACTTCGTGGCGTACTACAAGGCACACACGTTCCATTTGAACGTCAGCGGCCCGAACTTCCAACAGTATCACTCTTTGTTCGGCGAGATCTACGAAGAGCTCTGGAAGTGGCACGACACACTGTCCGAGCTCCTGCGTCAACAAGGTGACAAGTACACCCTTAACCTGAAGGATATCCTCAGTGAATCCACTATCGATGATGATGCTGTTGGCAAGAGTGTCACCGCTACATTCGATGCTCTTAGCGCAGACCTTCTTAGTCTTCTCGCTTGTGCCGAGCGTGTCTACTCGACCGGTGACCCGGCTACCGAAACCGTGATCGGTGAGTACTGTGTTGCTGTCAGCAAATTGAAGTGGAAGATCAATGCGACAATCGGTAAATGATCCTGTCGGGTATCTCATGCTGCATACTCACGGTTGGCACCAAGTAGTGACTCCTGAAGAGTGGACTACAGCGTACAAGGATACTCTCCAAGCAGAAGTCCCTATCTTCACTCATGTCAAGATGGCGGAAGTCAAACAAGCAATAGTAAGGATGAATCAATATGCCATCGCAACTGCCCCTGTCCAACTACAACATCTTCGCCCTGCAGGGTGACGATACAGTTGATGACATGGATGTCGTGGAGACCCTGGGACTGGATCCTAAGGTAGCCTATACACCTGATATCAACCCCGCTGCCATCCGTAAGCAATACCATGAGAACATGGATTCGTACATTGCTACCGGGATGGATGAAGAAGCTGCCCGTAATCTGGCGAAGTTCCATGCTGATGCTGCTACTGCATCCGTTGAAGCTGCCATGCGTACACAGCGCAAAGAATTCCAGATCTAAAAAATATAAGCCCCTATACCAGTTACGGTATAAGGGCTTTTAAATTTAGAACGGTACTTCTTGGTCGAACATGTTCTCAAGGTCAGGCATGATAGGCTTAGCAACAGATGGCTTGACTTCCTTCATGGGATTCGGGTTATAACCCTTCTTCGAAGGGGCCTTACCGCCGCCTGCACCCATCTGAAGAATACCCTTCTGCTTGGTGTTGCGCATCAGTCGCTCTTCAGCATTATGAACACGACGAGAGAACTCATTTGTCCAGGGCTTCATCTTGTCCATCTTGAGGTATTCACCTGCAAGATCAAGCATCTTAGCGAAGTTACCGGCAGGGATAGTCAGCATTTCCCTCGCTCTGGGAGCAAGGTCTTCAGGGTAGATCCAACCAAGTGACTGAGCACTCTTCAGGATACTCTGCATGTTAGCCTTCTTCTTTTCCCACTGGGCTTCTGGACTGGCACCGAACGTATCCTCAGCAGACTTCTTCTCCGCTTCATACACCTTTTGTGGTGTCATGGAGCGTTTCTTTTTCATCCTAGCTTGAGTACGTCTGGTCCTAATGAAGAACGCCTTGTAGTCATTAGGCATTGACTTGCCTTCAGCGTAATCCTCTGGTTTACCCTTCTCAATGGTGTTGTTATACACTTCATCGAATAGAGCACCCAATGCAGGATAGTCACCTTGTGCACCAATACCAACAGGCTCACCGCGACGTTCAACACGGGCCTTCTCCTTGCTCTCCATCAGGTGAACAGCGTTCTGTAGCTTCTTCCCCATGTCAGCAATCTTTGGGATCGCCGCAGGGATGGCCACGTTGTTATAGACGTGATCATATAAAAGAGAACTACCTGCTGTTCCGATGATCGAGTCATGGACAAACAGTACGGGCCACGGGTTGCGCTTCTTCTCGCCTGAATTCAATAGACGTTTCTTATTAGCTTCCAGTGCAGTAAACTTCACCAGATCCCCGTCAAGTGCCTGGATGGTCAGAACCGCCAGCTGACGTGATTGCATGGAGCCCAGTGCATTACCGAACTCGTCATACTTCTCACCTTTACGATCCCAGAACAGCTGCGTACCACGGGATGCCGAGGGGTTAGGCCCGACACGGTAAGTAGGTAGCGTAGTCTCTTCACCGGTATCCGGGTTGACGATCGTATCAGACAAGTACTGAGGCGTCTTCAGAAGAACCTTCTCACCTGCTTTGGTTGTGGCTTCAGACAATACACCACTACCTGCAGCTGACTTGTTCACTGGTTGAGCACCAACAGGCACGATAGCCAGGGTGTCGCCAGAGATACCTTCCAGCAAGAATGGGTTGTTAGTGATTGCACCGAAACGACCAATGTTCTTCATCATGGATACTGACGAGCTATCGATAATAGCACGGAGGGTACCCTCAACAGAAACGCTCAGATCAGTACCGGCATCGATCATGGTGTCATACACGCCTGTATCCAAGAAGTGTTTCTTGGCCAGTGCAGCATACGGCTCACCAACTTCGATCAGGTCCATCAGGACGTCAGTAAACATCGAAGCGTCTTTACCGTAGGCGTTCTGCATCAGTGGCTTCTTGAAGAAGTCCTTTGCAACACCGTTACGTCCATCTGCGTTATCTTGGATGGCTTCATAGAAGAAAGCAGCCCATGCCTGGGACTTGTCAGGACTATCCGTGAGGACCTCCTTCAGGTTGGCTACCATCGTATCCATGCCGAACAGACGCATGTCGTCCATCTTAGGTTCAGCCACCGACAGACGCAGCCCTGCATCGAAGGATTGCTTCGAATCCTTCAGGCCAAAGAACAGAGCCTGCAGGAAAATACCGTTCTGGTTACCGTCAGAGAAGGCATGGTGGGTCAATGCAAAAGAATTCTTTGCAGTCACCGGATTACCAGCCATCGTCTTGGCCTTGAAGAAGTCATCCCACAGGTTCAACGTACCGAGGGCTTCACCCTTCTCAGTTGCAACCCACAGAGACATCATCTCGTTATCAGGAGTTGTAGTTGGGTCAGCAAGGTACTCATTATACTTCCGACCAAGAGCAGCCATCTTGGCGCCGATCGCAGGGGTGTACATACCAATGACTTCTTTTGGGGAGTACTTGGTAATGTTCTTCACAGCATTAGGTTCGATGGCAGTGTAGTAGAACATGACAGCATTACGCATAGCACCAATAGCACCAAGCTCGTTTGGAGTCAGTGATTCAAGTTGCTTCTGTACCGCAATACCATTACCACTCAGTGTGTTAGCAGCCTTACGCTTCATGATCTCAACAGCCTGCTCATTGAACAGGTCTTGCGCACGGACAGTATCCTGGTCAGCAAGTGCCATGACGTCGCGGATAATGTTCTTACTACCCATGTAGTCAGTGTTGTAACTGTTAGGATAGAATCGCTGGTTACTCGTCGAGTGAATCCAGTGGCTGTACAACATACCAGTAGACTTCGCGGCATTCAATGCATCGAACTTGACCAAGGCAAGGATATCTCCCATTGCCGATAGAGCACCTGCTTGCTGCTTCGCAGCGAAAGCACGCACATCACCAGGGTTCTTAGCATTGAAGTCGTTTGGTCGACGAACCTTATGGTACGCCGAGTCGTAAGCCCCTTGGTGGAGGTTGTTACGCTTCGCCAGAGGATGGTTGCTCCAAGCGAACTTGTTATCAATCTTATGGACAAACTCAGGGTTCATCACAAGATCCAACTCGATCTTCTTACGCTTCAGATCCTTAGCACGAAACACCTGGGCTACGGATCCAAGAATGCTCTTGACAATATCAGCCACATCAGTCACGATACCCTCGCCTTGGACAGCGCCCTTAGTGAGACCTGGACGACCCTGAGTGAACGATGCACCAGACGAAGTAGGAACCGAGGAGGCGCCCTTCCGCTTGATATCACCGGTAACAGCTTCGGAGACACGTTGGAGATTCATTGCCTGACGTTTCAGGTCAGGAGATGCTTCGAGGATAACCTCACCTGTAGCATCAGCGGAAGGAATCAGATGACCACTGTTTTGGTTGTGCATCACAATGGCTTTAGCCAGAGCATCAACACCACCATCAGCCATCTTGATGCCCATCCTACGCATACCCTGGTTCAAGGCATGGGCAGTAGCATTGATCATGTTACTTTGGTAATCCTTGCCCTGGCCTTCGCCAAGACCCTCAATTACCTCGCTTTGACTCTTACCTTTGTCTTTGTGGACGCCGGCCTGAGTCAGTGCCTGATTGAACGCCAGACCCGACAACGTAGAGATTACCTTGCGGGACTCAGCATCGCTGATTCCAGACTCACTCATGACCTGATACCCGACGGGGATCTTCCCGCCTTCAACCTGAATAAGTGCCCTGGATTGGTTACCAAGGTCACCACCGAAGATAGCGTTATCAGCATCGAACATCATCTGCTCTAGATCACTGGCAGAGCTCTGGATAAAGGAGTCCAGGGTCTTAGTCCTAGTTTCAAGCTTATGCTCGTCACGGCTATTCAGACCCCACCCAGTTTCAGCAGCATTCTGTTCGTCACGGAACAGGGTTTCCTGTCCACCGAAGACATCACCGGAAGCAATTTCACTGACACCCTGTTTGATACCAAAGTGAGATGCCTGCTCGGTAGCAAGCTGTTGGTTGTGGTCGGCAAGACCAATAGTGCGATACTGCTTCTGGCCATTCTCATCAAGAACAGGCATACCCTCTTCATCAAGAACAATCTCTTGATCAGCTTGCGGTCCAAAAGGAGCACCAGAGGCATCAGCAAGATCCTGAGGTGTCTCAATAGTCGATTGACTCTCAAGCACAGGGATACCGCGCTCGATACTTGGATCAGGTTCCTGCCTTGGGATAGCACCCACAGTAGCCATGACATCCGCACGCGGGTCAGGGATAGCTGCAGGGCTATTCTGAGTGAAGTTCTGGAAGAGGTCCAGAGCAGAACCGGCACCAGCCCGAGGCGCAACTCGAGTTGTAACATTGATTGCCATTTTATTCCTTAAATTGTTTTGATGCCACGTCAGCGGCGATCGGGTAGCTACCCACAATTGGGGCAGATCTTACAGCCTGTTTCACACCTTGTTCGGTGTTACCTGTACCAAGGTTATACATTGCTCTCACAGCACGATCACCCCAAGACAGAGGTGGTGCAGCATCCTTCATAGAATGGTATGCATATGAAAAGGGTTTCTCTGTAGGGTCCGGTTTGCGGTTAGGATACAGCGGTACAAAAGCGTCTACAACAGCCTCACCACGACCAAGAATACCTGAGCCATAGATGTCACGTTGCAGTTTCTTCACGTTAGACTTAATGTACGGACTCTCGTCGTCACCATAAGCCATTCCATCTTTCAGGAGATTCGCGAAGTGAGCGAAGAACACAGACATAGCAATGACAGAGAACGCTTGGTAGCGCATACCTGCAGAGCCGTCCTTAATGTAGTTCTTGTACAGTCGTGGAAGCACAACAGCAGTCATAGTACCCACGAAGCGAGTCATCGTTGTCAGCACACGTAGTCGAGGATCATGATAATACTTCGGAATGTTAGCAGTGTTCGGGTGAACAACACGTTCATTCGTCATATTACGCAGCACAGACATAGTCTCTGTTTCCAGATCCTTTACTGCTTGAGCCAAAATCCTATCTACACCTTCTTCACCGAGAGCTTGGAAGGTGGCATCCTCAGATAGAGCTTTTGATCGTGCTTCTTGAGTGTTCACCTTAGTACCATTGGCCAGATCGAACATCAACTTATCCAGCTTGACCGGATCAGTTGCATCCAACATACCAATGATGTTCAGTACCTTAGGTACGTCCATCCCCCACGCTTCCAGCTCCTTGATTGCCTGATACTGGTCTACCGTCAGATCCTGCAGCTTACTGAGCCTCTGGAAGCGCTCACCGACAGGGATAGCCATCAGGGAAGTCAGTCGTGTATTCAGAATATCAGCCGACACACCCAGAGAAGCAATACGGGTAGCATCCGTCATAGCTCGCAGACCAATGAATGAAGCGAATAACCTCATTGTGGTCTTCATGCTGGCTGTGCTTGTCTCGAACCTCGCCTGAGTGTTGTAACCTGAGTCATTGAAACCCAGACGTTCAAACAGGCTGCGGCCCATGTGCTTCTTGTGGAACTTCTTCACGTTCTTTGCATGCTTAGCCCACTGTTCAGCTGTGGCGTTAGGATCGCTCCCAAGACGCACTTGTTCAGCTTCTATAGCATCGAGCTCCTTCCTAGCACGGGCACTTGGAGTATTCCGCGCATAGGCAATACCAACACTGGCAGTCCCAAAGGACACACCCTTGTTGACGTCGTTACGGATCTCTACCATCAGCGTAGATGCAGAATCCTTCAGCTGCTCGAACACCTTATTACCGGGTGTACCGAGAGTAGCCATAGCGATCTCAGGCAGGGAACTGAAAGCAGCTTTACCGAGAGAGGCCAGCATTGTGGCTGTTACACCCCAACTAAGCATCTTCTCAACGTGAGGATACTTCTCCATCGGCATGTAGGTACCTTGGGTGATATCATACCAGTCCTTAACATTCTGGACTGTCCTCAACCACTCGCCTTCATTACCTTCGAACTCTCCGTTCTCGCGTGCCAGATGGAGTAGCTTCGCCAGATTAGAACCGTTCTCTCCAAGGTAGATATCCGACGCTACCTTGTTAGATAGGTGTGCCTTGAAGTTTTCAAACGCATTGACAATGTTTGGTTCGAACAAGTCATTCAGGTTAGGATTACGGAAGATACCGTTAGCGAGCATCATATCTTTCGCTGCCTTCATCCTGACAGGGTCTCCCGAAGTCAGATCAGCAACAGCCGTGCGAGCGGTTCTACCTTCAACACCATTCTGAGCCAAGGCATCCACAATGCGGTGCTCGTTAGCTAGGATGTGCTTCATGTCAATAGCTGCATCAACGAAGGCCGCATCACCTGCATCAATATTGGTGGTGTCATAACCTAGCTCTTCTAGAAGACTCTTCACCTTACCAACAGCGGCGTCCGCACTATCCTTCCATCTCTGTAGGACAGCATTCTGAGGAATGTTTACATCCAGAGTCCTACCATGAGACCACACATTTTGCCACGCATCACGCAGCATATGGTTGACCTTACGGGTAGACGTCTTCATTTCACCTGCAAGCTGGTCCACATCTGGTGTGACCATCTCGCCGATGATCCGTTGTTTGAATCCATCCAGTGCATCCCCGTTGAGGGTACCTGGAACCATCAGAGACTTCAAGACAGGTAGGTATGTCTTGAAGCTACCATCTGTCTTCCGGATTGACTTAACAGTGGTGTTACCCAACTGACGGAAGAAGCTCATTGGATCGCGGGCAATAGACAGGAAACCATTCCAGTAGCCTGGTTTTCCCTCCATGTTCTGAAGGGTAGGTAGGTCGAGCTTCGTCATGGTGATATCACGTAGACGATCCAACGCATCGAGAGTACTGGTAGCGCCCTCAACAGTATTAGTCCTTGCACCACCCGATTCACGCAGTGTACGCTGATGAGCCTTGTATGCCATGTTGTCAGCGATTGTATCGTCGTATTGCTTTAAGGCATTAGCAGCACTACCCCATTGGGCGACCTCAATTGCCGTACCAACAGAGCTAAAAGCGCCACCCATAAGACCGCCACCGACAGCAGCATCTAGCAGGGCATCATAGAAACCCTTCTCATATCTCTGGTCAGGGTCAACCTCACCGGTCTTAGCAATCATTTCAAGCAGTTGTTGACCACTCTCAGTGATAGCTTCACCAGCAGTGCCAACACCAAGTTGTCGAAGTGCGGCAATCTTAGCCTGCTTAGATGCGTAGTGCTTTGCGGCGAACTCAGCACCACCTTGGGACATTTCGATGATAGCTGCCTTGGATGCACCCTTCAGTGTTTCTTCAGCGGCTTCGACGGAAGCGTACTTCCCTGATGCCAGCATCTTTTCGAGAACTTCCTTACGACCAACAGAACTGAAGATGTTGGCACCGAGCATACCGTCAAGACCAACTCGATCCATGACAGCTGAGGCAATACCAGCAGAGATCGCCAGTGCAGGATTCTTCTTGTCATCAGGTTGGTCAGCGTAGTACCCACCAGTGTACAGCATAGCTGCCGGCACAGAAGAAGCAGCAAAACCAAGTACTCCTGCAGGTGCAGCCAATGCGCTGGCCGCAAGGACCGACATCATTGGAAGAGTACCGGCAATCAGGTTACCTGCGTAGGTGGCCGCGTTAGAGATGGTCTCCCAGTTATCACTTCCTGGAACATCCTTGAAAGAACTAAGGGTGTCAGGCAGCATACCTTGGGCAACCTTCTGGCGAAGCACACCACGTTGTCCTTGGTCAGCCAGCCACTCCCATTTAGCTTGTTCACCGGCAAGCTGCATAAACCCGAAGGTCTGCTTCTTGATATCCAGCACAGCGTTTTCGAAGCTGGTATCCAGCTGATCATACGCCTGATTCATTAGTGTACGGTCACCTTGTCGGATCGCTACGTTACTCACGAAGTCAGGTACGGTACCAGCAATATAAGCCTGATCACGGGCCTTCTCAAGCATCCCTTCAAGCTTAGCACGGGTCTTAGGCTCTAGAGTAGGGTCAGCAAGGTAGCTCTCAATGCGATCGATTTCTCTTACTGCTTCAGCAACAGCCTTAGTACCAACAGCATTCTTCAGGGCAGCGTATTGTACCTCATTAGCCACCTGCGCCTTCGGGACAAACAAAGGATTATCGCCAGAGTCCGCCACCCGCTTTTCATGTGCTTCGCGGGCAACCTTGATCATAGGATCGGAAGCACCCAGACCCGGCATGATGGCTGCGAGGGCATCAATAGTAGACTTCTGACGGATAGTATCCATCGCAGTGTGACGGTTGACGTCGACCAAACCGAGGGCAGTTGCCGTGTCACCAATGTTCTGGCCAGCTTCATTCTCTTGTCTGGCGATCTGGCGACCATAAGCGTCAGTCTTACCAGTTGGTACAAGGTTGGTATATCCACCAGCTTGGGCAACACGGTTAATGTCTCGCTGTGTGGTGTCTCCCGCTACTTGTCCAGGAATAAAAACGCCCCCTTGAAACTTTCCAGTCTCGGGAGCGTTGAATCCTTGCAGACGATAACGTCGATTACCTTGCGCGAGCGTATCGGCATCAACATTACGTAGCGGAGCATCCACAGCTTTCCCGTCAACTGTCTTCACAGCTGAACCCGGATCTTGATTATCTTCAGGCGGTAGTGCCGCGACGAGATCTTCCCAAGCCATATAGATTACTCCTTAAACCGCATACAAACGGTTATTTGTTAAACTCATTCTGTACCCACAACAGGTAAGGGCTAAACCCAATATTCTCTCCGACCTTAGCTGCTTCTTCCCACTTCTTTTTGTCGGGAAGAGCATCATAGGCTTTCTCAAGACCAGACACAAACGTATCTACGTCACGGCCAGACTTCTTTGCACGCTCAACCACATCACTATACATGACGTTAGCCTTTGTGCTTGGACGCCCTGACTCAGTGCCTGCCTTGTAATACTTAGCAGACGATGGACGCGAAGACATGACAGCACTACCAAGGACCAGCCGTTGCAGCGCCTCAGGGGACATACTCTTGATCTTAGAATCGGAGAGCTCTTCTTCCATATTAGCAACTGTGTTACTGACGATCTGACCAAACTTCTTAGAGTCCACATCATGACCGAAGTAATCACGTAGCCCCATGAATGTAGAGGCCATACCTTCTGCCTTCGCAGAGAAGTATCCATCAGTTTTGGTCTTATCAATCGGCGAACCATCCTTACGACGATTACTGTCAATCAACCTTTCCTTGACCATCCTGGTGACATCTTTCTCCTGGTTCTCACGGACCTTATTGTACTGACTATCAGACATGACCTTAGTCTTGGTACCCTTAACCGGGGTGTGGTTACCATTTTCATCAATAACAAAGAACTCATTCTTCTTATTGGTGTAGTACTGAATTGGCTTACCTGTCTTACCATCGAAACCACTCTGGACCTGATTCAGCTTATCACCGGTAGCCTCCTTCGTGTGATCCTTAGATCCAGAGAGAATACGCAATGCAGTAGTCAGATTAGCTTCACGCTCCTGGACACTCTTAGTATTCCTGGACGCAGTGAATAGTTTCTGTGCTTCCTTCTGGATCTCTGGCGGTACCTTATCCATCTTACTATAGAAGTCTGTTTCAAGAGACTCTACACGTTCACGCCAGTTCTTAGCTTGTTCGATCTGAGCACCCCGTTGTTGTTCCTGCTGACGTGCGACAGCAACAGCTTGTGCTTGACGTCGATCGTCAGAAGCCTTCATTGTGGCCAGACCAGCAAAGCGAAATGAACCGCCAGTGGAACCGCCAGTGAGAAGACCGCCAGCAGCAAGTAGACTGAATCGAATGAGGTCTTCTTCATTGAACATCCCCGTTGGACCGAAGATCTTAGCGATCCCCTTGGCAAGCCAATCCTTAGGATCAGCATTAGGAGGAGGAGGAGACTTCTGCAGATTAGACAGTTGTTCCTGTACATCCGGGTCCGCAAGCTTAGCATCAAAGAATTCAGTCCTCTGCGCTTCCTTGACCTTCATACCAGTGCCACCAATTTCACCAGTAGGGGTAGCGCTCTCTAGTGGAGGCACCTTTACGGTATTATCTGAGGTAGGTATTGTAGAGACAGGAGGTACAGGTGTGCCCGTAGTCTTACCATCCATTGACTGGGTAGGTATACCAGAACGCTTTAGGCGTGCTAGTTCTGCGCGAGCAATAGACTGATCCTCAGGGGTACCCTCAGCTTCCATCCTTGCCAGTTCCTGCTCGTACACAGGGTTCTTCTGGCTTTGGGCCAGATCCCGAAGATATCCGCTGGTACCACCACGACGATGTACTCGGGGTACCTCAGTCTTAGGTACAACAGTTTCTGTGGCACCTGCATTATTCAAACGATTCGCTTCAGCCTGTGACTGGATTTCACCTGTGGCTGGTACACCCTTACGCGAGTACGGATTAGGATCCGCCATGAATTCAGCACCAGTCTTACCTTGCAGGTTAGGGTTAATTGCAACCGTCTTTTCACCGAGAGTTTGAGCCAACGGCGCGTCAGGATTAGATGCGACCTTTTTCAGGCCACCAGCACCGACAACCCACGCCTTGTTAATGTTGTCTTCATTAGGTTCGATACCGGCTTGCTGCAAACGAGTCGAGAGGATACCTTTGTAGGTGTCCCGGTACTCTGCCTGCACTTTTGGATCAGAAAAGTCTTTACCCTTAAGGTCAGGGCGGAACTGTTCGACGTCCTTACGAGCAGCACCAATCATTTGGTATAGACCCGTGGCTGACGAGTTAGGATTCTTCGCCAGTGGATTACCGCCTGACTCATACCGCATGACATCATCATCACCAAGAGTACCATCAGCGAATCCCTTAACGCCACCCGGTTGTCGGTTGCGATTACGACCCTCATTAACAAGGGACTCAATAATGGGTTTTACATTAGGATCTTGAGCCACCGAAGCAGGGATCACAGCTTCACCAGGGGTGAGCATGGCAGGGATAGTATCTGAAGGACCAGCCTCTGGATTAGTAGGTTTAGGAATACTATTAGTATCCTTTTTAGGGATGGAAGGCGCACCATCAGCTGCACCCATAGGAGCATCTATATCGATACCTTCCGCTTTGGCCTTGGCAATTTCCTTGGCCATCTTCAGCTTGTGAAGATCCTTCTTACGAGCCTCATCAGCCAGTGTCTTGATCACAGTCATCTGTGTCTTAACCTGACCGGCCTGCTCTTGGACCTTCGCTTTTACGGATAACGGACCCATTGATTCTCCTAGTTAATCTTACTTACCACCGCCTCCACCACCGCCCGCACCGGCATCACCGCCAGGACCAGCACTGTCACCTTCAGCACCGTTACCGATACCTGAGCCTGAAGAGGAGTCACCGGCACTGTTACCACCACCGACGCCATCACCGCCCATGCTCTCTACGAAGCCGCCGCCCCATACAGGATTGGAACCAACTCCTGGAGCAGCTGCAATAGGTGCAGGCTGGTTAGATCTGTTGAAGGCGCCTGGAACATACCGCGTGACGTTGTTGGCTTGTGGAGCACTTCCAGCAGCACCGTAGTATCCAGTCGGAGCAGTAGAACCAAATGGACGATTCAGCACCGTGTCACCTTGAGCCGCTGCCATTGGAGCACCCTTACCACCGACATTCGAGGTACCCCATGCGTAGCCCAGAGCCTTCTTCTCTTCGTCTTCAAGACGTTCTTTACGTGACTTGAGAGCCTGCTTAGCGTTACCTAGGCCACCAGCGTTACCTGTAGAGGCCTGGACAGCTTCTGCACCCTTAGCGACCATACGATCCCAGATCGATTGCACAATACCGGGCTTCTTGTCGGGAACCTTCGAGGTACCATCGGCCAGACCGAATGCACTACCAAGAGCATTACCGGCCATACCACCGAACTTGCTGCCGGCCATTGATCCCAGAGGACCGAAGTACGCACCGAGGACGCTACCAAGAGCAGCACCTGCAGCTTCATCGTATTCACCCTTCATGGCACCACCTACAGCAGCACCCAGAGGACCAAGAGCAGAGGATGCAGCTCCAGCGCCCGCCGAAGCAGCACCTACACCGATATCCGAAGTAGCCAGCGCATCAGCTGCATCACCGGCTTTCATGTATTCACCGAGACCTTTAGCTGCACCATCAACGGCCTTGTTTGCAAGAGCACCACCCACTTGACTGATCAGTTGATCTTCAGTGGAAGGACCAGTGACGACAGGAGTAGGGGCGCCTTCTTGGTTAGCTCCACCGAGTGGAGCAATACTATTACCAGCTTGAGCGTTAGGTTTCCCGGTATTACCCCAACCCCAAGGCTTATTGTAGTCAATCATTACTTACCTCCACCAGTGGCTACAGTCTGATTACGAGCCGGGTTACCATAAGTGGTCGATGCATACCTCTGCAGTGCCTGCCAAGGAGCATCAACTTGTTCTTGATCGATACCGCGCTCTTGAGCGCCGAGGCTCGAGAACGCTTGAGCAGCGCCGCTGGCCAGCTGACCCATGCCGCCGACATTACTGCCGAGAGCACCTTCAGCAGTCATCTTGTTCTGGAAGTTCTGTTGAGCAGCTTGTTGATCGATCGTCGCGAACTGAGCAGCAGTTGCAGCATCCTGGGCACCTTGCTGGACACTCTGGCGGGCACTGCCAAGAGTACCACGTTGACCGTAGTCGTTACCGAGAGCAGCCGTACGAGTACCCGCTTCAAGAATCGCTTTATCCTTGAGAGCAGCCGTGTCGTATCCACCAGAGTTAGCCAGTGTGGTCAGGCGGTCTTGCTGACCAGCTAGAGCACCAAAGCCTTTATTGGCTGTATCCGCAATAGCACCTGCACCGTCACCGAAGGCGGTCTGCAGGTTAGTATTCTTCCCAGCGACACCGCCGAGTTCTCCGCTCTTGAACATACCTTCCGCAGCATTACCAACATTCTTAATGTAGGGTACGGCCCATTCAGGGATCGTCGAAGAGGTACTGGTACCTCCACCGCCCTTATATTTGCGGGTCTTAATCTTCAGTTTGAACATTGGGACTCCTATGTTATTTCTTTACGCATGACGTGATATACGGTCTCAAACCCAGGTATTACCTTAGGTAGAATCTTAGACCAACCCGGCCTGCCCCACTGCTCGACTGCTTTGCACTTGTTATCCTTAGCGAACTGCTCTACGACGTAGTACTGATCAGCCCATCGAGCCCAGCTAACACCGCCACAAGCTACAAGGTGTAGCGTCTTGTGGTTACTGTAATGGATGAACTGTGTCAGTCCAGCCCCGAAGATTGCATCGTTCTCGTCGGTGAATAGCCAGATTTGAGCTTGGTATCCGAGAGCTCTGCGCAGCCATTCAGCCACACCAGTCTCCCCTTGACCATGATCAATTGCCTCCTTCAGTGGTCCTTTGATTAGATGCCAGATCTCGGTGATCTGATCGGGTGTTAGTAGGGTTGTCTTCATTTGTTCCTTAAATTGGTGTATACGTGATAACGATAACGCCTGCAGAGCCGCTACCTGATGCAGCACCGGCAGCAGACTTCCATCCGGTACCGCCACCACCAGCACCATAACCGCCTCCGTTACCGCCGGCACCCGGTGATCCGGTTGACCATCCCCCACCGCCACCGCCACCACCGCCAGATCCGGCTGTTATCCATTCGGCTGTTGACGAACCTGCGCCGCCAGCACCTTCTGTGCCGCCACCGCCGCCACCGCCACCTACTGTACCAGCACTACCCGGTACTCCGGATGCTGTTCCACCGGCACCGCCTCCTGTATTGGAAGAGTTACCGCCGCCACCACCTGCAGGATGGATGGGACCACCCCCTATACCGGCATAGCCTGCTGCACCGCCACCACCGCCTCCACAGTATGCGCCAGTAGAGCCACCGTTACCACCAGCACCACCGTTACCGGCAGGCCCAGCTGCACCACCACCACCGGCACCGCCTCGGCTGTTTGCACCTATGCCGCCGCCGTTACCTCCACTGTATTTAGTGGATCCTATCCCAGAAGCGGCCGCACCGCCAACACCGAAAGCGCTCCCTGCGCCGCCAGTACCGCCCTTAGCACCGCATGAAGAAGCAGCTAGAGAGGCACCGTTGAACCACGTATCACCTCCGTTACCGGATGCAACACCTACAGTACCGCCCGCTCCGGCTGAACCAACCTGAATAGTGCAACCATTTGAGGCAGTTACGTTTAGGGCTTTGGAGTATCCACCGCCACCGCCACCTACTGCAATAAACGAGGCATTACCTGGGGAAGCTCCGCCACCGCCACCACCGATACATTCTACCGAGTCAGCAATACCCGGCCAATCAGACGGTGCCGAGAATGTTGTACCGCTGGTGATGATCACAGTTTGCTGAGCTCCCCGCGAGAGTAGCATGCCTATAAACCCTAGTTTACCGCTCATGAGAATACCTTTGACATAGTAGTCATCCAAGCAGTACCGTTATCGAATGTGGTAATGGCAAGGACATCCTTGGCGCCGCTACCTGTCGATACACTGCCGGCGACGCCGCCCGCCCACTTGAAAGATGAAGGCCATGCGACAGTCCTGGGTGTCGTGTCTTGTGTGATCTGAATTATGATCGAAGCTGCGAGACCCGAGGCAGGTAGGTTACTGAATGTAATGCTGGTTACGTTGGCAGTGAGTGCCAATGTGAAGTAGTCTCCGAGGGAACAATCAATGTTGACCACGCCTGATGAGATAGATAATGCTGAGCGCACTTGTCTTACAGAGTTACCATCAACATATGATAGTACATTAGACATAGTTGCCTTGGATGTGACTCCGGACTGCACCACAGGGATTGTATCCGCACCGACCAGGGGTGGTGTGATGGCCGGTAGGGCTGATATTTTTACGTTGGCCATTTAGCTCTCCGTTATGATAGTGTCAGTACTTTCAGTCTCGAGTATGTCTGTGCTGGACTCTAGCTCTAGCGCTGATACAGTTGGGTCGAAGGATAGTAGGGTCATACCGTTACCCTCGGCCACCCACCTGTCGGGTTCCACCTTGATCAGCAGCACCTTACCAGGCGAAGCTACTTCTAGGGCGATATCCTCTCCGCCGGTCAGTATATTGTATACATTACCCTGCTTCGAAATGAAGAATGCGTCAGAACCTGATACATTGATGATAGTAACCGTGGCACCTAGATTGGCGTCGAACAAGGTTTGATCTTCGATGAGGACATACCCTCCCGCCGCATTGTAGAAGTGGCTGCCGATAGTATCTGCATCGACCACAAAGTTGGCTGTCATTATCTTCTGAGGTAGGGTCAATCCGCCGGGTATCTCCACCCAGTCCATATCTCCGTTCAGGAAGGTACGTGTAGTCGGTGTGCCGGCAGTATCTAGCTCGTCGATACCGACTGAATCATCCTGCATTTTAGCTTTACTGACTGAGTTATCAGCCAGTTTTATCTCTGTGACTACACTGTCTGCCAGCTTAGGTGTGGTCACCGACCCATCAGCTAACACCAGCGCCAGCTGATCTAGGTCGATGGCAGGAGCAGTAACCAACACATATGCAATATCAGGTGCCGCCGCGCTTACCACCAGCTGGAGAGTTCTTCCGCCGATATTCTTGTACCATAGCTGGTTGCTCAATCCGAAAGTAGCGGGGTACCATGTGTAGTCGAACCAATTACCGGACTCCACACTACTGTCTGAATTGTGAAGCCCGTAGTACAGCTGTGACGTCGGCGAGTCACTAAATCCGGTCCCGACGTTATCTGTAGCAAACTTAACGTGTAAGTATCGATACAATAAGGATAGCCTACCAACATTACCTGCGCCTACCACACCGGTACCCTCGTCAGCCGTAACTCCCGTAGGTAGATCAGACACGTACCTAGAAAGCTGCTGCAAGAAGTCATCGAGTTCCGGATCACCGGTGAATGGAGGACTGAATCGCATGGTATTACCTCCTTGAAGTGCTCTTGACTATATCAAGTCCCAGCATTGATAGTTTCCAGTGGTATTCAGACTGGATCTTCATATTGATGAATCTACCCTCTGTTCTAGGATCGATCTTGTAACCCTGGCTCTCACTTCTAGGTTGTATTGTGAATAGGTCTCTACCATCAGTATTTGTGTATACGGGTTCCTTGTCGTACACGTTCTGGTGGGTCATATATATGTCTATGGTTGCATCTAGATCCACCACTTCAAACAAAGGCGTAATGCCGGCAATGTAGTTAGAGCCGAATGGATCGTCGGCAGCAAGCCGCTTACGTTCAACCATTGACAGGAAATCAACGAATGTGCCGGTACCTGTATCATACATCTGGTAGCCCGAATCGAACTGCATAACTCGAGTTTCGCTCAGGCAGCCAAGCATAGTCTCTTTACCGTACTTAAATGAACCGGAAGATAGTTCCGGTGCCCTGAAGATACTCTTGACGTTAGGCAGTGTCCGCAGCGTGAAGTTATCTTCCAGATAGTTGTATACAAGCGCCTTATTACACTTAGCTGTAGAAGCAGTCAGGTCAGGGAAGCAGATCCAGATCTCTCTGAACTGTGCATTCTTCACCAAGAATACTGAGTCAACATACGTCTGATTCAGATTGTTGAAGAAGTACTCACGCATGCGACCCTCAGCAACCGGTTTAATCTGGCCAGAACCGTTATGCGTGTAGATATCGTTGCGGTCAACTACAAGGTGTTGATTGTCGAACTCTACTACGCAGTTGGTGCCTAGCGCACCGTGGCCTCGCGCATACGGTCTTACTGACGCTATCCCGTTGTTGATAGTTAGGGAGTGAATGGTATTGGATGAGTAAATCATCATATTACCACGCAGTTCTAGCATTTCTACAATCGGGCTCTCAGCCGTAACTTCAAACTCGTCAGCAGTATCTGTAGTCAGACCCGGTTGCCATATAGACGGGAAGCCACCGATCGCAGCCTGCACTGAGATACGGATAGTAGAGGGTGCAGCTGTGATGCTCACACCGTCATTGATGGTCAGGTTAGCAGCTACCAGGGAATAATTGAATGGACGAATCACTTTAGCAGTCACAGTGTAGCCTGAACCATAGTTCCACCCCGTGAACGGCTGTAGTGCAGCGTCAGCTATACCGCCGTTGTACAAAGCATACAAAGGTGTTGACTGGCCATTGTTGAAGAAGATGGCATATCCGCCACCAAAGCTGTCCATTTGCCAGCTGCTGTTAGAGTAGCTTCCGCTGGCTAGTAGTGTGGATTCGGTGCCTGATGCATTTTTGCGGATGATACTGCCATCCTTAGCAAATACGTTGTATCCCGCATCAGGGCGTCGCCAGTGTATGCCATACTCAGCTTGCAGAGATGACATAGATAGTAGGGTTGACTCTCCTAGGAAGGACTCTACAGAGGACTTTCTGAATCTTACATTCAGTGCATCCGTGAATACATTCTCAGGTAAGTTGATCGGGGAGGTGTCTTTGACGAGACCTCCTTTGCTGAGATCTTTTACGGGTACCACTGCCATGTTTGTTTCCTTTATTGTTTCTCTTTAGGCACCAACAGTCGTTGATATGCATCGCGACACATTTTCAGAGAGTGCCTCAAGGTGTCTGCTGCGGTAGCTTCCCCAATAAGAAATTCTCCATCCTCTCTAGAAAGTTCCTTTCCAGTGATGTCTGTTCCTGGGCACTGAGGGGTGGCAGGCTTGGGATCGTTACGGGGCGGTTGTGGGGCACTACTACCTCGGGAGGGGCGCTTGCGCAACTCGCCAATAAGACGATCACGATGGTCATTGATAGCTTTGATTTCATTCTCTTTCTCCGCCAGACCTTCGAGTAGCTTGGTCTGAAGTTCCTTCTCAGTAGCTCTGGCTTGGGCATCCAGCTTGGCGACCAGTACTCTTTGCTGATCTTGGTACGCATTTAGCTTGAGTTGTCCCTCTGCTGTAGCTACCCCGTATCCGGCGTTGTATCCGGAAGTACGTAGATAGATACCACCGCCGACGAGCACAGCTAAGATCAGCAGAACACCGATGACCCTCACCGCGATTGGTGTCAGTACACCGGCTAGTTGCCCATACATTTTTGGTGCTCCTCGTTACGTCGCTTGGTTAGGCCGGGGAGGGCTTTCCCCTTGAACTTGTCCCAGCGTAGGATCTCTTTACAGGCACCTGCGTAATCGAGCGAACGTAGCTTCTTTACCAGGGTAGACTTGCAGAAGGCAGTCTCTCCGATGTTGTATGTCAGCGATACGTATGCATCGAACTCATACTGGTGCATCGGCACCGGAGCACAACGCTTCACAGCTGACTCAAACTTATTAGCATCAGCCAGGAGCCTGACTAGGGCGCGCTCTACCGTGATCTTATCACCGAGCCTAACGCCCTCTGTCGTACCGAACCCTATAGTGGGGACATCACCGGGTACAGGTGTATATGCAACCCCTCGAAATGATTCGTGGTTGGCGATACCGACGATTGCACTGGCCGATAGGGCGAGCGCGACAATCCTAATCCTTAGACTCATGTTTATTCTATCCTTTCAGGTCACGGACGATCTGGTATACTTTGTGTGCGATCATCAAGAGCGTGTATAGGAGAGTTGCCCATAGAATCAGGTCAGATACACTGTACCCGGCAATTGTGGCCAATGATACAGATACTGGAGGCCCAGCTTTTGCGGCTAGTGCTGATATAGATTCAGCGTGGCTTTCGGTGGTCATATGCTTGGCCTTCATGGTGCGGAGATAAAGTAGCCTGCGTCGATCTCGAGCTTTATACGAAGACCACTTGTCATCCCAATTCTTTTAATAATAGATCCTACAGAGCATGTAGCTATCCTGTGGTCTGTGCTGAAACGCTCTCTTTGTACTCGACACCAAATCACCCCGTCCAACATATAGAACAGGAGCACATCTGATGAGTTTCCCAACTGAGCAAAGGGGCGCTTATCATCGTGAGTCAATTTAGGCGTTGTTGCGCCGGCAGGTAGGGTCGTTGTTGTATAACCTCCGACAAAGGAATCATACCAGTAATGGTAGGAGGATCCGTCTGTCAATACATAAGCCAGAATCGGCCTCATATTAGCGTCAAATGAGAAAGATAATGCCACCAAACCCATCAGACCTGTTCTGACAACGTAATCAGTGCTTGTCGTCAGGTTTCTGAGTGTTACTGAGCCAGATCCTGCCGCATAGCTACTTTCCCAGATGTATCCCGTTATACCTTGCGAGGGATCAGAGACACCCACGCCACCATCCTCTCTTGAAACGAATGGATCCAGGCTCTCGAAATCATCAGGGACTTGGAAGTTTGCACCAGAGCCCAGTTTAAATAGGTATGATGGTAGCGCCATTATCTACTCCAAGCGATCTTTCCGTTGAGGGTCAATACTTTGGTGGAGTCCTTTGGTATGGCTGTATCAAACTCGTACTGGTAGGCACAGTAGTTACCGACCGTCTGGATGGACTTGATCCCGCCGGCAACGTTACCTTCAGTCAGCGCAAAGGAGATAGTACCTGTACGCTCCAAACTGTTATTAACATACGTATCATTCGAGTTACTGGTGGTCTGAGCAGAGGTACCGCTAGGGGTTCCCGTGACAGCACCGATTGAACCGTTGTAGGCAACAGTATTACTATTGAGCCACCTAATTTCACTTATGCCTGATATCCCCCAGGTGCTGCTTGAAACCTGCGCCGGTTTGCGGGTTACGTTGTAGCTGGTCCCTGAAATGACTACTACGCTTGTGTGAGGGGTCAGATCAGGTACTAGCCGTAGCATGTAGTATGCATCAAGTGATTCGGTACTCAGAACCGAGATGGTAGTAGGTGATCCGCCACCATCTAGGATCAATGCGCGAGAAAACATAGAAGCAGATAACCAACCGGCACCAATCTCACTGTAGTTTCCGTTCAAAGATCCTGCTCCGAAACGGTACGACCACTGTCTCCATGATGCATAGTTTGGAGATCCCTCATTACCTGTAGTGGACCCTGCCGGTGCGACGGTAGTAGTGAATGCGGCAAGGGAGCTTAGTTGTGTGTCACCCACACCAGGTGCTGCGGTACCTGTACCGATGGCCATACCAGATACAGGTACACCTGTCCCGAGCCTATTCAGGCCTGAGTCAAGAATAAGGTTCCTGAACCAGCCTGTGTCCCGACTCAATCTACCCGAAGCGCCGTCGCGCACCTGTAGGCGGTACAGACCTTCTAAGCGCAGCTTGGATTGAAAGGGTAAAATTATTCTTTGATTAGACAAGTGTGCCTCCTGTGATTTCGCTGTTCAGTAGCTGCATAGTTTCCGATGGCCAGTTGGTGTAGCTGATTAGTGCCACGACAAGGGTACCCGAGGTTACTTCGCTATTTACCAAGTTCATGGTTTCCGATGGCCAGTTAGTGTAGCTCTTCAGTAACTGCTGTAGTACACCATCTATAATGACTGCATCAGCCAAGTTCATGGTTTCCGATGGCCAGTTAGTGTAGCTCTTCAGTAACTGCTGTAGTGTGCCAGAAGTGATCTCGCCCGATGCAGCCATACTATCTGTGTGCGGATATGAATATCCAACTATGATCGGGTTGTCTAGATAAAGCGATTCCTGCCAGAATACTGGGTATAGCTGGCTCTCAATATACACCAGCGGAACTGGCGGTGCTTCGTACTCAAGGGATCGCTGATACTGACCACCGGTAGAGAGGGTATCAGGGACATTACCTAGCGCATCACCACCACGCTCATAGACGTTCCCGTTTGGTTCGTAATCAACGTCCGCTACGACACCGCGACGATACACTTCATTCGATCGGGTATTGGTTACACCTGATAACGCTGGACGGTCGTACCCAGCTGCAGTATCAGGGGCAGAGGTCTGCCCTCTTCGAATATTGATACCCATGAGTACTCCTTAGATCAGCCCGCCCGTATTGACGTTAATTTGAACGTTGCCGCCCTTAGCCCTACGAAACTTCTCTTCACGATTTAGCGCCGTGATGGTCTTCTCCGTAGTACCTTCGTACTTGTTTTCCATAGCGTCATCACGCAGGTAGGCACCGATGTGGCGCAAGGCAGCAAAGATGCATAGACGCTCATTCGCGTCCCGCAACCAATTCCATGCTTCTCGCCCTGTAAACATTACTGCAGTGATTGCTCCGCCGTTAGTGGCTTGGTATGCTACCGCTTCCGCATTGGATGCAAAGATAGCATCTACTGTGCCGCCCTCTACCTTGTGCATGATTGTACCGTCCGATACAACTAACTCTAATAGAGGCTGTGCGTTGTCTGCATAGTCGAAGGAGTAGTTGGCGGGTACTACCGAGTATAAGGCATCCAGTTGGCCGAGTCTCCGGTAGTAATGTAGCTCGACCTTGTCACCTACCTTGAGCTTAGGAGATACCAGGAATTTGAAGTCCTTCCAGACGTACCTGTGACGACCATACTGGTCAGCGTACGGATCAATGAATGTGCGGATGTCGTTCACCTGATTGTACATGTGCAGTGCGTGACCGTCATTCGGATCTACATTGCTTAGGTAGATGAACTCGATTAGATCTTCAGGGACGTCGAACTCTGTGAACTTAACGTTGGTATTCTCTGCCTCTGTGACAGTGAATGTTACTGTGTACTCCAGCTGAGGAATACGCAGGGTACGATAGATGTCGTCGTTACCGTAGTTCAGGCAGTCCACAACGACGCTATCGGGGACTGTCGCAATCTCGCGACGGTTGGACCAGTCACGGACTTTACCCTTGAGGGCATCGTATTGGGGAGTTGCCATAAGTATTACACCTTCTTAATGTTGGAGGTCAGCAGCAGAGGATAATCTGTCTGGATAATCTGCTTGAACTTCCTGACAAGCTCAGGATGATTCATGAAATCAGGAGCATGTACATCAATCCCGTGCTTAGTCAGGATATCGATAGCAACAATGTCCGGGATGATGGCGAAAGACCGATATTGCCGGGTTGCTTTCGCACCTTCATCCAGCAGACGCTGCTCCTTAGCGTACTCGCGATAGGCTTCTACGTTCTGCGTCAGCATGAAGTTGGTCTCATACGTATGGACCTTGAAGCTATGGATGTTGTAATCTTGGGATTGAAACATTATGGGTTTCCTGTCTCTTACAGTTGGCGGTTAGACAGCATGGCCTGGAACACAGGACCATCAGACAGTCTACCGATTTCGTAGCGGATTGCGGCTGTTGCGGTAATACCAGTAACGGCGACGATCACTGGCGCAGCTGCTGCAGCGGCATCCAGATACTCTACACCGGTAATCTTGTTCGTGGCGTCAACACTGACGTTGATGACGTTGGATTCAGGGATCAGCACGTAGGTGCCATTTGCCTGAGTGATCTTGAGGGACATCATAATTCGGGTCTCCTTATTGGATGAAAGAAAAAGGGAGAAGGATTTCTCCAGCTCCCTTCTTATCAGGCTAGATTAGGCGCCCGACAGACCCAGGATCAGACCAGAACCCTTAGGATTCTTGACTTCCAGGGTACCTTCCTCGACGATCTGACCGATGATCGAGTCACCCAGTTGGCCCAGGTCCACTTCTTGCATTGGACGCAGGGTCGCCCACGCAAACCACATCGGATCGTACACGAACGCGAAGAAGTTCGCAGCCGTATCCAGACCAGAGACACCCGTAGAGGCGAGACCCATGATGTAGTTAGGCACGACCATCACGTCACCGAAGTCAGACATGTAGATCTCGACCGATTGACGCAGCTTGCCGTCAGCATCGATGTTCCGACGAACGTTACCGTCCGACGCATTCGTGCTAGCAGCCGAGGCACCAGCGGATTGGGCACGGGCCGAGAAGGCACGCTTATTAGCGGGCGACGTCATCAGCTTCGTGGCCTTACCACCTTGTTCGTAGATCGTCTGCATCAGGCTGTCCACATGCGACAGTTGCAGAGGGTTCTTATCCGCACCGGTAACGGTCGTGTAAGTACCAGCCACACCACCGCCCGGATTCGTCGGGGCAGTGTATTCGGCAGGAGTCGTCAGGGCATTGACCACGTTGTGGTTCATCCACGCCTGATAACCACCGAACGTACGAGGGCTCGAACCGCTTGACGACTGGTTGGTCGCCACAGCAGAGAACTCTTGGTCACGCTTCATTTCCACGCCACGCTTCTTCAGTTGATCACTTTATTCACAAGGATTCGTTGCTTCCTTGCAGGTATATCCTTTCGCCCTCCTAGGGTTCCCGCCAACTTTTGCAGCATACAACAGACTGGAATAGTTCAATCTATTCGTCTGACAATATTCCTTCAGATTGATTACCTCAGCTACACAGCCATCGGGGCTTGTAACAAGGTAGCTCTTTGCGGAACATCTTGCTGCATACTTTCTGTTGGGTTCACTGCGCCAATACTCTGTCTTCAATACAGATATCTTCGCGGCTACTTCAGGTCTCTTCATAGGATTACGACTACCTTCTAGTTCTGGACGTGGTTTTCCAGTCATAGATAAACTTAGGGCTTCCTTGGCTCTGGCGTAAGATTGTCCCGATCTGTTACCCCGCTTAGAATTCTTCGGCGCTTCACACATTCTTTTGAATGCTAGGGCCATCTGTCTATTACGGTGTATTTTCCACAGTAGCCAGTGAGCGATGTAATGTGCTCGTGGTACCATGTAAACCAGGTTATCTATGCTATCAGAACCACCAATCGATTTAGGTAGTATATGATGACGCTCTGTGAAAAGGTCATCAGGCTTTGTAAAGGTGCCATACTTCAGGATCAACAAACTATACTGTTTGCGATAATTCACTTTCTTGTCCTTTATTCGGATTACGCTTCTGTATATCACTATACAGGTTAGACTATATCATCACCGATTACTCGGGTCTTGCGCTTCCACTCACTTGAGTGTACTCCCTTACGCTTCGCTCTTAAGCTAGCGCTCTACGGGATAGTCGTTGAACGTTCCTCTTTCGAGGCTTCGCTGCTGATTGTCCTCAACTTAATGGTGGGATGTTCCAGCAATTCACAAGATTTTATATGCGCCTCAACTATTAAATTAACGCATATTCGTCAGCAACACCGGCTTGATCAACGGCACGCTTGGTACCGGTAACTTGCACGACCTTGCTGTTGATCTGGCAGTAGTTCGCCAGACGGGTACGGAACGGTTCCGCAGCTTGCGCGGCAGCTTGGGTCGCGAAGGTGACACCTTCAGCAACTTGACCAGCAACAGGCGCCGACAGTTCGTCGGTTTGCCATTCGTGCAGGATCGCAGTAGCCTTGGTCCGGCCGATAGACGACAGGAAAGGCACTTCATCGCGAGAGATCATCGAGATGAAGTTCGCCAGATCTTCACGTTCACCGGCATTGGTAGCGTTACCAGTTGCAGCACCCGAACGGGCAGCGGCCTTAGGACCGCCAGTAGCAAAGTTGTTAGCAGCCATTATTGGCTCCTTTTCATAGTGAGTGTATTAAAGTTTACGGCTCACAGAAGAAATCCTCTTCAAGAAATCCATTTGTTCCCGGTCACCAGCTTGGCCAGACAACACACGCTCTCGCGATTGTTGTTCGGCAGCGGCAACCTTCTTAGCAACGGGCGTTCCCTTACGGGTCGGCACGCTCTTAGCAACCGGAGCAGCCTTACGCTTCACAGCGCCAGCTTCCTTGGCCGTCTTAAGGACACGGTAGTCGTTAATGAACTTAACAACCTTCGCGCTATAAACCGACTCCAGGAGTGCTTCCGGGATGCCTTCATCAAGTGCAAACTTGCGGATACTTTTGGCAATCTTGTCATCAAAACCAGGGAGAATCTCAACGATGTCTTTCTGGAATTGAGCGACCATATTCTGTTGCTCTTCTGCTTGTTTGGCTTGAAGTTGGGCTACAACCTTCTTCGTGCCTTCTTCGCGCTTGTTGCGGAGCGCCCAGTATTTCTCTTGGATTTCTTCTTGTTTGTCCTTGAGATCTCGGGCGGTATACGTGTCTCCTTCGTCGCGGGCCTTCTTAATTTGGGCTGCGATGGATGCGTACTCCGTTTCTAGCGTCTTTTCTTGGGCACTAATTTCTTGATGCAGGACAGTACCGAGTTGAACGAGCTCTTGGAGCTTCGCTTCACGTTCTGTCTCTACTTGTTTCTTCAGTTCACCTAGTTCTCGTCCCTTTTGAGACAAGTGTTGATCTGTGGCGAAACCCTTGCGGACCTCAGCCAGAGACTTGTATTCCACCTTACCATTGATGGTAACGGGAACCTTGTAGTCCCAGTCAATGTCTTCTTCCTTCGGCAACTCAGCTTGGGTAGACTCGTCATCCGCGCTTTCGTCTTCGTCAGTTTCTTCATCAGCCGGTTCATCACCTGCTTCGTTTTCGGCCTCAGATGAAGCATCGGGATCTTCATCTTCATCTTCGTCCGGAGTTGGGACGTCCTCACCGTCATTCGGTAGAGATCCTTCAGCTTCCGCCTTGTTTTTGGCCAGTAGGGCCGCAACAGGCGAATTCTTCATGATGTCATCAAAGTTCGGAACTGCCAACTCGTTTTCGTTCGATCCGTCATCGCCCCTCGCAAAGTCAGCTGAGCTGATCTTACTTGCAGGAGTGTCGGTAGAGAGATGTTCGAATGTGTTAAATGCCATTTGTCATTGTCCTTAGACGGATTGCTTGTTATTCTGCCTAGCTGCGCGTACAGCAGCCATACGGATTTGCTCAGGGGTCGGGGTGCTATCAACACTCGCCAAAGCCCGCACAATATCCAGTGCATGAGTAACGTTTACCAGGGTTGGTGCATAGTTCTGCGCACGACCCACACCACCGGCTGTTCCGCAGGTGGCAATTTCGCCAATCAGTTGTTCTTGGGCACGCGTAAGTACCTCAAGTGCTTGATCAATCTTACTCATCAGTTTTCTTTTCCTCTGCTTCTTGAGGGTTTTGGATGAACTTCGCGTTCTTACCGAGAGTTTCTCTGTTGATTAGATTCTCCTTGACACTTCCCAGAGCCAGCGCAGTATGGTACAGGAACTCTCGTTCTTTTGTACAATGCGGTTCGCTCTTCAGCCACTGCGTAAACAGGGACGTCAGAATGTCAGTGAATGCCTCATTAAAGAACTCTTCTCGTTCTCTGGTGGCGAATTGGCCACGTTGAAGGTACAGTTGAGCGTCACGGAATGGTTCCTTGATCACTTCACCCTTAACGTAGTCCATGCGGGGCTTGATTCTTTCCTTAAAGCCCTTGGTAAATTTGTCCGTCATATCGGTATAAATTCCTTGTTCGGCGGAATCAGAAAGATTCCTATTAGGAGCCGACTAATCGGCCCTACTTATCAGTGCATTGCACCGTCTTGCGACATAATTGCCGCAGCAGGCTCTTCCTTGGCCATTTCGACCTTAGGAGCGTTGATAGGTGCTGACGCATCTTGGTTAATGAACTGCCAAGCCTTACCAATCATCTCATCAATGTCCGGTTTCTGCAGAATCGTTGGGTCAATACCGTCTTTTGCTGCCTTGATGACCAAATCGGCCCACTTTTGGTGGTGAGTGTCCATCGCGACGATCATTTGACGCATATTATCCTGGATCGCGTTCTTACTTTGCACATTTGTTAACGCGATAGTAGCTTCACGTTGCATAATGTCCAGTTTCTTAACTTGTTCTTCCAGTTGACGCAACTTTTCAGCGGCCTGACCCTCAGCATCCCTAGCTTTCTTGGCTTGTTCCTTGAATTCTGGTGTGGTATAGTCCACAATGAACTCAAGAGGGTCCAAATCGAGCGCTTCCAGGGCCTTTGCAGCGATATTCGCAGCTGCTTCGGGGTTAACGACGCCACCGGCACCGGCTTCCTTGAGGGCAGGGATGATATCCTTACCAACTTGGGTCATTTTGCGGACCATCGAGCTATTTCCGTTGTCGCCGACGTCAGCAGACACCCACAATTCCATGTCATCTGGCAGAGTAGCTGGATCGATCTCGAAACCGTCACCCTTGTTGTCGGTGAACTTGATCTTCTTCCCGGCCATCTTCTCACGGAGCATCTTGTAGACACCCGTAGCGAGTTGCTTGAAGCCAGTTTCTGCAAACCTGCGGGCCATGTACTGGATCCGGACCTGAGCGGCAGACATAGCACGCTGCATCTTTTCTTCGGAGTTACCCGAGACATACAGCGTATCGTTCAAGCCTTGAGCAGCCTTAGAAAGACCGGTAGCTTGTTCCTTGTGCAGCTGCATTGTCTCCAGAAGAGGAACAGTACCTTGACTGATCGTATCAGGAGTCAGTGCAGCAACAGCATTGTTCGGATTACCGTTGGTTGCAATCAGCTGCTTAGGCTTCATGTTCTGAAGAGCAGAGAAGTCAACCGTATTCGGGTCAGCAAGCTTAGGGCTGTAGTTGGTCAGATAGACGTTCTCGACGAACCCACGCAGGATAGCAGTGGTCGCCAAGGTCGTCGGACGGATCATGTCAGCAGCAGAGAGACCGTGGAATTCATGCGGTACTTCGAATGGACACAGTACGGCCAGAGGGATACTGTCGCAGTCTTCTTCCAGCAGGATGTGGTCACCAACAGTGATGAAGTGCTTCAGTTCAGCAATACCATCACCATCACGGTCACATCGCAGCCAGGACTCAGTCACATTAACCGTACGGCTGGCTTCATCCAGGTCAACTTCCCGACTACGACCCACCAAGTAGTACTCTTCGCCGACGAGCTTCTTGCGGACAGCCCGCTCTTCGTTGTACTTTTGGAGGAAGTTCGTGGAACCATCACCGACTTCATCCCAGTTGATATCTTTCGAGGTCTCAGGGTAGTACTTCCGGATCTCACTCCGAGTCATCTCTGACTGGACGGCCACGAACGGGGCATCCTCGATGGTATGCGCGTCACGGGAAATACGGAAGAGCTCAGGATGGACGTTGTCAATCTTGATGCGCGATTTGTCAATCCTCTTCCGGATGCGGACATCACGATACACATTGACGATCTGCTGACTTCCGTCAGGCAGGGTGATCATCTGGGGTTCATATTCCAGACCACCCACTACTTCGGTGTCCTCGTTTGACAGGATAACGTCAAGGTTTTCTTGGGTGATTTCGTCGTACTCTTCGTACTTGTATTCGGAGTCTTCAACGAATCCCCAACGGATGATACTGTTCTTCCACATCAAGGCAGACTTCATCCAGGTGCTGATCTTATTCCAACCCTGGTTCTGCTTGAAGACTACGTGATCCAGTAGGTCACCGGCCATCTTTGCAGCTGCCAAGGACGTAGGGGTCTTCTTAGACGGTACGAACTTGGCAAGCTTGTTGTTGTTCATCAGGAGCTCTGACAGGATAGCCAGATAACCTTCAATGACCTCAACGGTATCAGAGGAAACGATTTGGGATACACCTTGTGGAGACAGGTGTCCCTCAGGCATCATGCCATACTCGTAGGTACTCTTTTGACGTTCACGGGCAATATCGGCGCTGTTAAGCCAGTCGCCAACACTGTTCATAATACCGGACTGAATCAGGGAAATTACCTGCTCGTCAGATACTGGTTCTTGGTATGCATGCATATTTAGGATACCCTTTATAGATGATCCACATTGGATCACTCAGACAATCAGTCAGGTACTACAAAAGTACTTATTGACCGCGAATAGGCAGGTGCCGGTTAGAGGGTGCAGAAGGAGTCCCTACACGATCCTTAGGGATTTCACCTTGGGGCTTCACAGGGGTAGGAGCCTTAATGAACTTCTTAATGCCCTGTGTTTGTTCTTTGTCGTTATGGTAAATCATTATTAGTCCTTATAACCAGGTGGTTTCAGGTTGCCGGTGTGTGACCCCTTTTTGACCGAATGGAACCCTGTTAGTAGTCAATCGGTCTCCGTGGGTACGCAGTACTTCAAGTGCAATGGCTGTGGCGATAACCGTATCGTCGTTTCCACCTGTGATTGCTTCTGTCTTGCCTTCCGGGGTGGCAATATACGTCAAGAGTTCATTGATGATGATAGGTGAAGGGATCCACAGTTCATCGTTTTCAATTGCACTCTTAAGGAAGCCTATTACGGCAGGCTTAGATGCACTCGTTGTTCTCCATCCCATACGGGTACTTTCTTCCTTACTGATGTTAGCTATCTTGGTTTGATAGTACATGTTCAGGTAATTCATCTGTACAAGCCTATTGAGTGTAGCAATTCCCATACTATTGGATTCCACAGCCATAAGAGCATTGTTGTAGTACCGACCCAGATAAAACAGAAGATCGCCAAACTTAGAAGGGTCAATATAATTATTGCGATATAGTGCGACAATTTGTTTCCTTGCATTCATGACGACCGCTGTACTGTAGTCGCGGCCTACACCGAGACTTGTATCGGCACCGATGACAAAGGCATCATCGAAGTGGGGATACTGGAAGATGTGTAACCCGCCTCTTTGCGCCTCCTTGAATTCGTTGCTCTCTTGATCGAACTCCCTGGTGGCAAGGATAGGTTGGGGGATTAGTGCCTGTAGCTTCTCTACGTTGAACACGTTGGATCCACTGACAATGAATGCTTCTTCCGACGTAGCGGGATATTCCTGCCTAAACTTAGACTCTCCACTCTCGGCAATCTTAAGACGCCTCCAATAGAGTTGGTCGTTGTCTAGCCCGTACTTGGCCACCAGTTCCTTCTCGAGATCTGTAGGCTGGAACATCTCCGGGGCTTTCCGTCGATATTCAGGCATGAGAAACCAAGGCACGAAGATAGGGATATACTCGTTGATACCGGCTACTGCATCCGTCCAGAGCTTATGGAAGGAGTTACCGACACCGTTAGCAGTACTCTCGATGATTACCTCTGTACCATCCGCCTGGGAAATACCCTGGAAGAGACCGGCAAGGATCTTCTCGTCGTGTGTCCAGAAAGCTACTTCAGATAGGTGCGCAATAGTTGGAGTAGTACCCCGACCAGCTTCAGGAGAACCTGCGGTGTAGAGTCTGTATCCGCTGTCGTTGTGTTCGAACATGATTTCTTTCGCGTTCGACTTCTTGAACTCTGGTCTAAACTCATCTGACATGTAATCAATGGTTGATCGGGACATGTTGAACAGGGCATCCGATGTAGCAGAATCGTGAGCCATGACAACCGACTTGTTGTATGCGTTGAAGTAGCTCTTCCAGAAGACTCGTGCAGTGGTATACGTGGAGATACCCATCTGGCGGGCTTTAAGAATAATTGCCCTTACTCTGCCGGTGGTCTTTAGTTGCTCTTCGATCTTACTGTTAATGATCCGCTGCGCCTCATTGAATTCGAATGGGATGAATCCCTTGGAGGAATCTTTGGGGAGGATCTTGATTTGTTCTGTGGCGAAACTGGCGAAGTCGGTCTTATAGAGAGCGAGCTTTTCACGCCGTTTGATTTCTCTGAGCAGATCTAACTTCTGTGCTGCTGTGGATTTGGCCATTGATTGGGTTTCCTGTGGAAAAATAATTCTAGTAGGTACCGGCAGGGGTATCTTGGAAGGATTCTTTTTCAGGAAGAACTACCCTAGATTTCCTATGGGTCTGTCTCTGTCTGTGAGAAAAAAGATGTTGTTGTTTGGGGTTTGGGCCTCTTTCTTTTGTGGTCCCCCCTCGTTTTCTCTGGGTGCGCGGTGCTGGCCCGCCCGTGCTCCCTTCCTCCTCTTGGGCCTCTTGGGGTTGTCATGTTCGCTCGTCTGTCTCTCGTCGCTGCCGTTGCTTTCTCCTTCCTCGCTGTCCTCGTGCTGTCGCTCGGTGTGCGTGGTCCTCTGGTCTCGTGGCGTCATCGCTCGGTCTCTGCTTGGGGCGGTGCGGTGCGCCCTCTCTGCTGGGCTCCTGGTTTCTCGCTCTTCGGTGGTTCGGAGTGGGTGCCTGTCGTCGGTCCTCGCGAGTTGTGGTCGCTGGTCCTGCGCGGCTGATCGCCGGGCTCTCTGCCTTGGGCCGCGTGCGGTCCTTGGTTGAGCGTCTTGCTCTGGGTGCGCGGCGCTGGCCCGTCCGCTCTCCCTCCTCCTCCTGGGCCTCTTGGGGTTTGCTATGTGTGTCGCTCGTCCTGCTGCTGTTTCCGCTGCTCTCTCTGTCCTGTGTGGTGAGGTCGTCGCCCTCTCTGACCGCGTTGGTTCGTGCGTGTTCGTGTCGTCGGCCTCGATCGGTGGTCCCCGCGTCTTCCAGTCCCTCTGTGCTGTGCTCGCCGCTGCCGGTGCGTTGGAGGCCGTGGTTCTTGAGTCGTTGCGTGCGTCGGGCTTCGATGGCGACGTCAACCGTTCGCCGACGTTCGTCGCTGCTCGGGTCGTGCGTGAGGGTGCTCTGGAGGCGCTCCACTGCGGTGGCTTGGACTGCGGCGAGGTGCGTCTGTGGCTGGCTCGCCTGCGTGATCTGTCGCGTCCGGCGTTCTGATCGGGTTCTTTGCCTTGGGCTCTTCGTCGAGCCCTTGGTTAAGCACCTTCGTGCTGTCCCGCTCCTCGGGGTCTCTGGGGTTGGAGTCTGCTGTGTCGTTCGCCTCTTATCGTGCTGCTTGTCTCGCCTGCTTCTCTGGTCCTGCTCGTGCTGATGGTCATCCCGATCCGCTCGCCCACGGTGCTACCCTCGGTGCGTGGTCTGTGTGGGAGTGCTCGGACGATGGTGCCGATCGGTGTATTGGTCTGTTCGTCTCGGAAGAGGTCGCTATCGCTGTGTGTACCGAGTTCAACCTCGCTGATCGTCTCGACCTCGACTACCGTGTGTCGCGTGAGTACGTGTGGGGTGCCTGATCGGGCTCTCTGCCTTGGGCTCGTTGGAGCCCTTGGTTGAGCGTCTTGCTCTGCTTGGAGGTACTATGCGTACCGTGTTCGCTGTGTTCGCGTTCTTCGTGGGCTACCTCGTTGGCTCGTTCTTCAACCTGTTCATGTGATGTTCTTCGAGAGCTCCTCATCGAGCTCTTCATAGAGCACCAACAATGGTCTCTCAGTGCCTGACTGTTTCAGGTGTGCCTACATGGAGAAATCATGGCACAAGCTCGCGTTTCCTTCGTCCCCTCGTTCGTCAACTTCGCGATGAACATTGCCAACCAACCTGTTGCTCAGCCGAAGGCATTCGACACCAGCCGTAAGGGTCAGGATCGCGTGTCATCTGCTGTCACCATCGAGGCTATGCACTTCGATGATGCAACCAAGAGCATCAAGGTGTTCTGCTCTGACGGTAATCTCCGTGAGTGCCGTGTGAATCGTCTGCCGTCTGTCGAGCATGGTCGTGCGCTGTGGCGTAACCTGCAGGCTCTCGGTAAGTCGAAGGCACTGGTCAAGTTCACTGCAGCTGGTGGGTTCTCGCCTGACAAGTGGTTCTATAGCGTCGCCTGACGCCGACTACTGCTGAGTAAGTGTCCCAAGACGATGGTGGTCAGTCTCTAACGATCCACCACAACCCTAGGGCTCGCAGAGCTCGCTTAGCAACCAAGAGGTATTATCATGCAAGTCTTCACTAAGTACGACGATCTGAGCGATCACTATCCCGACATCGCTGAGGCTATCGCCAAGCACATCTCCCGCGATGATCTCTCCGAAGATTTCTCCTGGACTCTCGGCGGTGATGTCCACGTCGTAGACACCTACGAGGAATACCTCAAGATCCTCTCGGAGAACGACGGCTGGGATGTAGCAGAAGGAACCCTACCGGGATGGTTCTTCCTTCTCAACTGCAACAACAACGCCGGAGGTCCGAGCTACTATATCCCAATGGTGCTCACCAACCACGAAGATCGTCCCACCAGTGTCTACGCTTAATCAGGAGAACACACCATGAGCCAATCATTCGACCGCTTCGCCAACATGAAGCCCGCAGTTCCCGGTATCACCCGTACACCAGCAAGGAAGACCGCCATGAAGAAGCCAGCCACCATCAGGCAACCGGACTATCTCCTCCTGACACCTCTCGAGCCGAGCTACTTCGGTTATAACAACGATGAGGTCGCGCGGATGGTCTCCGAGTTGGCACTGCTCAACATCAAGACGGTGATGGCAGATACCGGCAAGGAACTCCTCCTGTATGCTCGTTGCTCACGCAAGGAGACCATCGAGGAACTGTGTACTGCCTATGACATTGGTGGTATTCTGGTGGAGGTCACTGCGGTGTACGACCAAGTGATGATCCCTGAACTGGCATCCTAAGGAGATATCATGCAGATCGAAATCAGGAATGCCAACCTGGGTTATGTCCCGCAAGTGATCACTATCCATGTGGAGGACCAGTGCGAGCGCGATGAGATCGTCGAAGGGTGTAATCACCTGCTGAAATTCTCGCAGAATGACTCCACAAATGTCCTTTTGAGTGCTATCCGGAGGGTTCTGCTGGAGAAATCTTAGGAGAGTGATCCTGGGTAAGAAGATTTTGTGGTAGAATCTGTGGGTTGATCGTGCGGGTGCCGATCGCCCACTTCATTTTCAAGGAGAAATCATGGGATCTATCAATCGCGCCATCGCCATCGACGTCATCAAGGGCAAGTACCCCGAGGAACACACAACCAAGATCGTCACGTACAAGAACATGTTCAACAACGGTCTGGCATATGCTACCGTGCATGCCCGTGAATATCAGAACCGATATGAAGAATCACCTGCGTGTCGCGATGTCGAAATAGTGTGGACAAAGCACGGTGGTCTCACTTTTTGTGGTCGTAGCCTGTTGGGAGACATTTGATGGACACCAAAGACAGACGTCGTTACAGGCTCGAAGCTGAGGACGACTATCGTAGTAAGCTCGTCATGACCTCTGAATACATCGAAAAGGTAAGAGGCTTCTCCTGCACACTCAGTCAACGAGGATTTCGTGGTACCATCTACGAAGTGAATCAAGACACAATGGGACAGACTCCTCTGTTCCGCTTCTTCCAAGGACACCTCCATGCGGTTTAACAACATCAAGAAGCCAAGCTTCAAGTAACCCACTATTAGAAAGGCATCCAAGTGGAACGCAAGGACTTCGAGGAGGACCCGAGCTTAGACAAGCTAGTGTTCGGGGCAACTACGTGGCTTGTATACAATGAACTCATTAAACGTTGTAAGGCTCACGTAGCCAGTTTAACGACAGTTCAGTTCGACCCGGAAACGGGGATCAGGCGGTACTTCTTCAATGGTAAGTTGGAGAGGACTGTGCGTGTGAGAGGTAGTATCTAAACCTAAGAGGGATAAATCATGATTGGTAGTTATCACCCATTGATCGATGACAGGGTTCTCAAGGTGGCCGGTGCAGCAAGGAAGATGAAGCGCACCTATGTCAAGACAGGGTACCAAGACAGTCTCATAAGGAAGCTTAAGGAGCTTGGGTACAACTTGCTGGGACGAGGTGCCTACAGTGTCGTCTTCAATCACACGGACCCTGACAAGGTCATCAAGATCACCATGTCGGAAGTAGATGGATACCACAAGTACATTGAGTGGATCCAAGCGCACACACCTGTGTTGTCTAGGAGCGTGGTAAAACACCTTCCTAAGATCCACGCCACGGTAGTCTACAAGGGTGCCAGAATCACCGTAATGGAAAAGTTGAAACCTATCCGCTACAATACAGGTGGTACGGTGTCCTACAAGGAGACTGTGGCAACGCTGCAAGAGACGGCTTATATGCTTGGTCTTGTAGATGACAGCAACGATAGGAACATCATGCGTAGAGGTAAGACCTATGTCATCACTGATCCTTGGTCTCACACGGAGTAACTATCATGAAGTTCGTTGATTGGGGTTATGGCAAGTGGAAGTTCGACAAGACTGAAATCGAGGAGCGATTGAAACGAGTCCTCAACACCATCAGATGGCTGAATAAGAAGAAGATCTACTTCGATGCCATCGTGGTACACGGCACATCAGGGACATGGCTGGCTCCGTTGCTCGTCATGAAAGGTTTCGATGTACTTATGGTGAGGAAGGATGGCGAACACTCTCATGGTTCTGTCATCGAAGGGAAGACGACCTCAAAGCATGAATACAAGCATGTATTGATGATCGATGACCTGATCTGCTCTGGTAGTACCATCAAGCGGGTGCGTGACCGGCTTGAGCTTGCAGAAACGCCTGACAGTATCAACCCTAAGATCGTAGGTGTTGCCCTCTATGATCAACCATACAAGCCTAAACAGACAACGTATGGTATCCCTATCTTCGGATGGTTCGAAGGGAGTGCCCCGATGGGGCCTAAGATGGAACCTAAGAAGAGACAATCTACGAGATGACCTATGAAGCCTAACCACCTCATCATCCGCCAACAAGGCAGCATCATCGAACGAATGATTGCTGATCTCCCAATCGACAAGATCTGGGAGTGGATCAAAACCGGTAAGTGGAACAGAAAGGACTACCTACGCTGGTTCACCGTCATCCGTGTCATTGAACCCAAGAAAGGCCAATCATGATCAACATCCTCGGTGTACAAACCTTCACCATCCCCGTGATCCTCATCCAATGGGCTCCCAAGAACTGGTCCAACCGTCAAGCATGGGGTCCTGACGCCATTGACGGCTTCTACCTGACAATGGAAGATGAACTCTACCGGTTAGTCGGGAACACAGTCATCTACGTCACCCAAAAGGAGTACCTTCAATGAGTGGCAGAGAAAAGCCCACCTACGACGTCACTGATGCCTGGATCGTAAGAGGTATCGACACAGAAGTTCTCATGGGAATCACCAAGCGTGGTACCCTGCGACGCACCAGTCCAGTCGTCCTCAAGGAAGGTAACAAGATCACAACAGAGAACAGCATCTACAATGTGATCAACTGGCACATCGAACCCAACCACCTGAAAGATCCTACCCGAGAGCTCTAAAAAAACAGCCGGTACCTATCAGAGAACCCAAGTGGGATGTATCTTAAGAGTATATCTTAAGAGAATATTTTAAGGGAGCTCATTAAGAGTTCCCTTATTAATTCTTTATATTATAAGTACATAACAACAACTGTACTTATAGGATTATCCTTAAGAATATATCCTTAAGAATATATCCTCCGGAGGAGTATAACTCAAAGAATATCTAGTGTAGACTCTTCGAAGTATCTCCGCTGTTGTTGTCTTCCTCAACAGGGAGACCCTTCATGAGAGCTACTTTCGGGAGCAATCCCTCGGCGATAGCCTTCTCCATCAGTTCATCGTCAGTCATATCTTCCACTTCATTACGGATGATCTTCTCAACACGTTGAAGCTTAGGTTTCTCATATTCGGCTAGCTCTTTGGCCCACCTTGCAGCTGCCTCGTAGTCGTTTTCCTGTAGAGCCATGTGAATGGTCATACGGATGACGTCCAATGCAGATAGCTCAGGGATATCAGCAAGGACTTTCTTGTATGCCTTAGCATTCTTCTTGAAGTTTCTGGCTATTGCCTTGTCCAACATTTGTGTCTCAAGCTGACGTTGTCTGCCAAGAGATCTACCTGCCATGGTGGGTTTCTTCAGGTTAGCCAACGATCGTTCCCTGGGTGTCAATTCTTCCGGAGGTTTATCGAAGACAAAGTGTCGAGAATCGTCCTCACCTGTACCGTGTGCTTCCCTGACTTCAGGGGGTACCGGTGGTTGTTTCTTTATAGCCATAGTGGCACTCCTTAGTTATGAGATTCGAAGAAACGAATCCTATGGGTAAGTCCTGATAGGCACCAGCTAAGGTCATATCCGTTCAATTTTTCCAATAGGAATCAATACCATGTCGCAAAACAACGAAGCCACCAACGTCATCATCAAGGATCTGGAACTGTTCTGGGCTAAGTTGGGTAAGCCTGTCTCGCCCTTTGGTCAAAGTCAATGGGAAATCCAGGCCCGTTTTCCCAAGAAGCGTGTCAAAGAAATGGAACAGTACGGTACCGTGAAGGAGACCGATGTTGCTGGTACCTTCAGCATCAACTTCAAGAAGAAGGCTGAGAAGAAGGACGGTACACCTGCACAGAAGGTGAAGCTGGTCGATCGTACCGGTAGGGATGTCGATCCGGGTACCCTGGGTAATGGGTCGAAGGGTAACATCAAGCTCATGCTCAAGGATTACCAGATCAGGGGTCCGAAGGGCAACGTGACGAAGGAAGGTACCCAAGTCATGCTGATCGCTGTCCAAGTCACTGACCTCATCAAGTATGTCCCGAAAAACGATAACGACTTCGACTACGATGATGAACAAGAAGTGGATGACAATGACATCCCCGCGAAGAACAAGGCACCTACTCCTATGAAG